CCTACCAGTTGAGTCATCAACAACTTGATTTCTTTTCATCTGCGACATAACACGCTGGACGTATTGCTCAACATCTTGTGGCGGAATGTTGCCTACGTCAACATAAAAAACTCTTCTTTCTGGTGACCTTACAATACGGTAAGCCATCATTGCGTCTTCTAAAAGTGTTAGCTGGCGCCAAATACGACGAGCCGGTTCCAATACCGAAGTGCCATAGGGAGCATATTTATCATTTCCAAGAATTCTAAAATGCGCCATCTGCCAGTTTTCTAATGTTAATCCAGCAGAATTCCACTGATACTGAACATAGTTTGGATTGTTTTCATCCTCACCTTCTAATCTTTCTACTTCGCTGGCCGGAAGGCCGATCGCATATTTAATTCCGTCTCCCTCATCTATATCTAGATAGAGAAAGAAGTCACCAAATTTACAAAGTGAGCGGGCCCAGCCAAATATATTAAACTCAATATTTAAAATATTGTGAAATAAATTATTTAATTCTAATTTGATTTCTTCGTCGTGTGTTTTGAGATTCAATAGAGGAGTCATCTCTGTCGATGTTGAGATCTCATCTGCATAAATATCCATAGCAGATGCGATCTCTGGCATAAATTCCATTTGATCAAAATCAATATACCTTTCGGCGCGGTTTTGATTTGCAAGATAATTTGCAGTGTAATTGCCTCTATTGTTGTATTCTGACTTCTTGAACGTTTGTCCACTAGTAGATTTAAAAGTTTTAGAATATCTATCTAGTTGCACTCTTTTGTGACTTCTTTGGTTTTGTTGCCTAAAGTTTGTTAAAGGTCCCGAAAACAATTTAGTAAGTTTTCTAAAGAGTTCGTGTTGTGGATTGTTTGGATTTGAATTTCTATTAGCCATTTATGTTTTATCCCTTGAGCAGCCAAATATGGTCCAAGTACTGTCGCTTTGTATCATCTTTAACAATAGCTTCGTACCCGTGTTGTCCTGCGATTTTAGTATTTATTATTGTATCAGACTTCTTCATACAATTTAAGAAAGCTTTTTTATATTCCATATCTCTCTGATTTACCTCAAACGCTATGTCTTTAACCCAACATCCAATCGCAAACGCCATCACAAGATCATCATTATAACCTCGCATTGCTTGTGGCCTGCTATTATGCCAAACAAATGTTTTCATTTCATTGTAAGTTCTTGTTGAATATATCGTAACTAGTTTATTTCTAATGAATTCTTCTAATTTGGCTATGACCAAAGGTCTTGTTTTTGATGTCATTGAAAAGCCCATAACAGCAGAGTTACTTCTTTCACCGATAAGAGGATCAACATATTCGTGACTAGACTTGTAAGAATAAAAAATATTTGGATAAGCAAATTCTTGTAGTTTATCGAGAACAGTCCATCCTACTGTATTATTCTCTACTACAATCATACAATTGCCGTATTCCTTACCGACCTCGTTTAACATATTAGCAAATAAATCAGGAGTTGCTTTACCTTGGTACTCGCCGACAATCTCCATTGTTTCAATTTTAAAAATATGAAATGAAGAATAATCTTTTCCGTCGCCTCGGGCGACATCTGCTGACATTAGGTAAGTTGTCCCGGGTTGGTATTTCTCCCAAACCCAAAAGTTGCGATCGAAACCTGTCTTGTATTCGGGCTCTCTTATGCTTTCTTCGATGATCTTCATATCATCTGCGTGGAAAACAGTTTCGCCCGACATATTAAAGTTACATTCAAGCTCCTGGGCAATCTGTCTTCTAGACATATTTTTAGTTTCTTTTTGAAACCATTCTTCATCGCGGTCAGGATGAACATCCCATTTTAATGTTGTCAAGAAAAAATCATTACTTTCTTGTTCTGCGTCAACACAAGTCTGATGGAACCAATTTCCTACACCATTTGGCGTACTTAGAGCTATACAACGCCCTCCGGTAGACAAAGTAGGGTATAGGCCTGTCCAAAGCTCGCCTAGGCCGTCGATGTGCGCTGCCTCGTCAATCACAAGCAATGACAAAGCTTCTGAACGACCTGCATCTGCAGACGTCGAAGTTGCTTTAATCTGCGACCCATTTGTTAATTCAAACGAAGTTCTATTATCGATATCAATTTCTGCAATTCGAAGCCATTGAGGCAAGTTCTTATGTATCGCTTTGACTTTTTTAACCAAGTTAGAGGCAGTTTTGAATTGTGTTGCGATAACCAGGACGTTCTTTTCTTTGTGAAAAAGCATCATCCAAGCAACGTAGGCTGCTGTAATCGTTGAGATACCAAGCTGGCGTGCTTTTAATATCACGTTGAAGCGATAATCGTTAAAGCTACTAACCAATTCTGTTTGAAAGTCGTAGGTAGTAAAAGGTATTAGACCGTGCTGCGGGTGAGAAATTCTAGCGTAGTTATTAATAAAATAAGCAGGGTCTTTACCAGATTTTACGATTTCTTTTAAAATCTGTTCTCTGGTTAGTTTATAAGACATTTATCCTTTCTGTGCTAGGAACTTCTTGAAGCTTTTATCTAAACTACCTTCGCTTGGCTCAAGACGATTTTCAACATCTTTTAAGCTTTCGATACTGTAAACCTTTGTTGCAAGAACAAAAACTCTTACGCGACTTGTTGACTGCACCAGAGCGTCGCAATCACCCTCAGCTTTAAGTTTTAAACCTTTACCAGTAATCTTTTTATATTGTTTTTTAAGATGCTTAACAATATCAGCAAATGTCTGCTCAAGTTCATTTTCTAATTTACCTCGACAAACGTCTTTTAAAAGAATGTCCGATTGGTATTTTACAATTAATTTCTTGCCATCGATTTGGCACTTAAAGCCGTCCATTACTCTTGTATCTAAAACAGGGTGACCTTCCTCTCTTTTGAGACCAATTTTGATCGGCTCACCTTTATCGTCTAGGGCGCCATCATATGAATCAGCAGCGGCCTGCATAATTCCTCTTACAACATCTAAATCTTTCTGTGACATTTAATTATCTCCTGGTCTCCAGCCTTTTAGCCAGCGTTCTTCTCTGTCTTCTACGTATTCTATATAACATTTTTGACAACATTCAAATTTGCTATTATATATATCATCTTTGACTGTTTTTAATCTTTTTGTACAAACTGGGCAACTTAAAATTGTAGTTTCTCTAGTAAGTAGTTTTTTATTGATTAAAAACCCATCGGCTTTAACCTTCTCTTGTTGCTCGTCTAAAGAAATTTGTTTCTTGCTCATTTCTTTAAGTTGCTCAAGATACTCTTTTTCTTTTGTCTCGTTCCATTCCGAGCTTGGATTTATAATTGCTTCTTTGCCATACTTCTGATTTATGGCTTTTTCAATTTTTGCTATGTGATCCCAGTCTTTATCCATTGACATATTATACCTCATTATTGATCAATTGTTAACATCAGTCAAATTATTTTTTTCCAGCCATTTCCTAAAATCTTCTTGATTGATGCCCAGAGAATTTCTTATATGATTTCTTGTGTTTTCGTTTTTTTTAGAAGTGCACCATACCCAACGACAAGTATTTTTCTTTTCTTTAATTTTATTATTTTTAAAAGCAATCTGTTTTTCAATCTTGTCCAATTCTTCATCGTCAAAATCAATACTGACATTGTAATCAGTTGCAAGAGAAATCATTACTGCTGCATCTCCTCTTTCATATGCAGTTTGCATTTTCTTGAAGTCTTCATCACTAGAATTTTTATTCAAGTCAGGATGTAAAACTCTTGCTAACTCTCTATGCAAAGTTTTTAAAAATTCATTTGAGAACTCTTCAGGAATTATTTCTTCTATTTCTTCTTCCGGCTTTTCTTTAATCTCTTCTTTACTTTTGTCCGCAAGATAAGCCATCTCCAACCCGAAGTCCACATTAAACTCACTATTATATGTCTCATATTGTTCAAAAAATTCTTCTTCCTCTAAAAGAGAAACTTCCGATTTAAGCATTATTTTTCTAAATTTACGTGATTTTGACATTGTGTAGTAAATAGTGCAAAAGCAAGGCCCCACCTATAATATAGATGGGGCCCGTCCGACTAATATAAATTAACCGAAATTAAAACAAAATTACTTTTGTAGTTTAGCAACAATCTCCTTGAGCTGAGCAATCTGCTCCTGCTGTGCTTTGAGAGCGCCGGCAAGTAATGTCGACATTCTTGAGTAATCAATACCACGACCTTCGCCGTTAGCATCAAGAGCACAAATCTCTGGAACAACCTGAGCAACTTCCTGAGCGATGAAGCCAATCTCACTCTTACCTGTTGCCTTCTTCTCGTAAGTGGAAGGCTGTAAGCTCATAACCGCATTCAAAGCAGCGTCATTATCCAATTCTTGGATGTTTGTTTTGAGATTACGGTCTGAGTGTGTTACCCAAGCCTGAGCGATCGCATCGCCTGCGCCATCAGCAACAGAAAGTGCGTATACGCCAGACTTAGCACTGATGTGCATACCTGCGGAAGAGGTAACTTGACCAACCAACGTTGTGACATCAGAATTAGCATTACCAAGGCTTGCATTACCTAGTGTGGTAAACGTATTGGTGACATTAGTAGCTCCGCGAAGATTTACCTGGCCATCAACGCTTAAAGTTCCAAGAGCCATAATATTGCCAGAAGAACTAACGTTAGTAGCAGCCAAAGTAGAAGTACCGG